AGTATTAAATTATGGCTACCTATCAAACATATACCGCAATCGGTATGAGAGAAGACCTTTCGGATGTTATCTACTCGATTTCACCAACAGATGTTCCATTTATGTCTTCCATTGGCAAGACTAAGGCAACTGCTGTTCTGCACGAGTGGCAAACAGACAGCTTGGCTGCTGCAACTTTGGATAACTTTACAGTTGAGGGTGCAACAGCATCTGACGCTACTATGTCTCCTACTACTCGTGTAGGCAACCGCACTCAGATTGCACAGAAGACAGTCAAGATTTCTGGCACTTTGCAGAGCGTGGATAAAGCAGGCCGAAAATCAGAAAAAGCCTACCAATTGGCCAAGGCAAGTTCTGAAATTAAGCGTGACATGGAAACAACACTTTTGAGCAACCAAGTTGCTGCTAACGGCAATTCTTCTACTGCTCGTAAATTGGGTGGTCTGCAAGCATGGTTGAATTCTAACTATGATGGCGGTACTTCTGGTGTTGCTGGTGACTTGGGTACTACTGCTCGTACAGATGGTACAAACCGCACTTTCACAGAGGCAATTTTGCAAACTGTTGTTAAAGAAGTTTACGCTTCTGGTGGCAATCCTAAAGTATTGATGGTTAACCCTGCTCACAAGCAGTTGGTTTCTGCCTTTACTGGTATTGCTGCACAGCGTTTCATGGCCCCTAGCAATACGCCTACAACCATCATTTCGGCTGCGGACGTTTACCTGTCAGATTTCGGTGCAATCTCAATTGTTCCCAACAGGTTCATGACTTCCACTAACTCATGTGGCGAAACAGCGTTTATCCTTGACCCTGACATGGCTGCTATTGCTTATCTGCGTCCTTTCCAGACCAACGAGTTGGCTGTAACTGGCGACAACGAAAGCACTCAGTTGCTGTGCGAGTACACCTTGGAAGTAAAAAACCAAGCTGCTCACGGCATTTTGGCTGACTTGACACCTTAATCTGGTGTAACTCTAAAATGCCTCAGACTAAACATCTGGGGCATTTTCTTTTCTACTCAAACTGATAGAATTAGGCTATGCAAAACCCTAACAACTTTAGACAAACTGCTGTTCACGCTGATGGTGAGGGCGGTATCGTTATTCAGACTCGTCAAGATGTGTCTGACATTGTTGAGCAGAATAAAAAAGAATATAACTCGTATGACGAGAGAGCAAGATGGTCTGACCAATTGTTTGGCAATAAGGTTGCATCTATTCCTATGACAGTCATTGATGACTTGAACAAAGCTGGAATCATGCGTGGTTTTGCTGTGCTTGATGACAAGCGTTTTGCTGCTTGGTTAAATGACCCAATGAATCGTGCATGGCGCACCAGAACAGGAGTTGTATGAGTTTTACTACCTATGCTGAACTACAAACAACTATTGCAGAATACTTGGCTCGTTCAGACCTAACGACTCAGATTCCAGACTTTATCCGTTTGGCAGAAGTACGCTTACGCAGAGACTTGCGTATTCGTCAGATGTTGACTTCTACATCTTTGACCTGCACATCTGGGACTGCTACAGTTAATATCCCATCTGACTTCTTGGAAGTAAAAGATTTTGTGGTTGCAGGTAACCCTGTATTTCCATTGAACTACGAATCTCCGTCTTTGTTCTCTCGTAACTCACGAAGCATGGACGCAGGTAAGCCATTGGATTACACAGTCTTGGCAAGCACATTTAAGTTAGCACCTATTCCTGATTTTGCTTACACATTGAGTTTAGTTTATTCTGCTGCGCCTCCTTTCTTGAGTACATCGAATACAAGTAATACATTCTTGACTGTATGTCCTGACTTGCTCTTGTATGCTGCTTTGCTTGAAGCAGAGCCTTACTTAATGAACGATGCTCGAATTAACACATGGGGAAGTATGTTTGATAGGGCTATGGGTTCATTGACTCGCTCTGATGAGAAGGGTCAATACTCTGGCGTTCCTTTGGCAATGCAAACAACATACATCTGATATGCCTACACAAAGAATACAACTTGGTGAGTGGATGCCTGACCAATCAGGTATCTCTGGCGCATTGACTGACGCTAAGAACGTGGTTTCTCAAGCTGTGGGTTATGGCCCATTTCCTAGTGCTGTAGCGTTCTCTGCTACTGCTGCTGAAGACTTAGTGTCTTTGTATGCTGCCAAGAATCCAGACTCTACGACTCAGTTGTTTACTTCTGGCGCATCTAAGATTTTTACAGTAGATGGCGTAGGCGCATTGACCCAAGTTAAAACAGGAATGACTACTGGCATTAACGATAGGGTTCGCTTTACTCAGTTTGGTACACGAGTAATAACAACTAACAATGCTGACGTACTACAAGCATGGACACTAGGAACATCTACGTCCTTTGCTAATTTAAGCGCATCTGCACCGATAGCTAAATTTATTACTGTGGTGCGTGACTTTGTTGTTTGCGCTAATACGCTAGAGACTACTCAACAACAGTATCGTGTTCGCTGGTCAGCAATTAACGATGAGACAGATTGGGTAGAAAATGTAAACACTCAGTCTGATTATCAGGATATTCCTGATGGTGGACAGATTGTAGGAATTCGTGGTGGTGAGTTTGGCTTGGTGTTCTTAGAAAGAGCCATTAGCCGAATGACTTATGTTGGCACTCCGTTTATATTCCAGTTTGACAATATCTCTCGTAACAAGGGATGTATGGTTGCTGGCTCTATTGCTCAGTACCAAGGAGTTACATTCTTCCTATCGGACGATGGCTTCTATATGTGCGATGGTCAGCAAGTAGTGCCAATTGGAAGTGAGAAGGTTGACCGATTCTTTATTGATGACGCATCAGAATCTGACTACAACTCTATGTCTGCTGCTGTTGACCCGATTCGTAAACTTGTTATTTGGAATTATGTAGATACAAGTGGAAATCGTAAACTAATCATTTACAACTTTGCCACAAAGAGATGGACTTATGCAGACGCAGGTACGGACTTCTTGTCTGAAGCATCTACTACTTCTGTAACGCTAGAGCAATTGGATAGCATTAACGCATCCATTGACGCATTGACAACAAGTCTTGACTCACGACTTTATGTGGGTGGTAAGTATTTCCTTGGTGGTACGTTAGGCGCAAAGGTTTTCACATACACAGGTCAACCCCTTACAGGTAGGATTGCTACTGGAGACATTGATTTAGGTGGGCCATCTGTGGTCACTTTGGCTCGTCCATTAGTAGATAATGGTTCAGCAACAGTTGCTGTGGCTTCTCGCACATTGTTAAGCCAAGACGTTACCTTTGGGACTCCAGTAGCTGCTGACTCAGAGAACAGGGTTTCTTTGCGTAGCGCAGGGCGTTACCATCGTATCCAAGTTAACCCTACTGGCGCAGATTGGAAAAACGCTGTTGCTGTAGATGTTGATGTAGCTGGTCAGGGTGTGCGCTGATGTTTAGAAGCCTACCTGCATTTGGTGGTGACCAGAGGGCTGTGGCTGAAGTTGTCCGTGGCATCATGGACGGAAAAACCAATAACACAGGAACTTTGACTCTGGCAACTGGTGGGGCTTTAACTACCACTTTGACAGACCGAAGGATAGGCCCAGACAGCGTAATTGTTTTTGTCCCTGCCTCTGCTGCTGCTTTTGCTGATTCTGCACCTTATGGGGCTTTTCAAGACGGAACAGACCAGACTGCTGCTAGTACGACTGTTGCTTATCCTATTACCTTTGATACAACCGACTTTTCTAATGGAATTACGTTATCAAATAGTTCTAGGTTAAATGTAAAAAACGCAGGACTCTACAACTTACAGTTTTCCATTCAGTTTAAGAACACCACAAACGATGGTCAAGATGTGGATGTTTGGTTTCGTAAGAATGGAACAAATATCGCAAACTCAAACAGTAGATTTCACCCTCCTCCGAGGAAAAGTGCTGGTGACCCAAGTCATATCATTGCTGCATTGAATTTCTTTATTGACATGGCTGCTAATGATTATGTTGAGATTGTGTGGAGAACTGAAAATACTGGTGTAAGTATTGAGCATTTTGGGACAAGCACAAGCCCGACAAGACCTGCTGTGCCATCAGTCATAGCTACTATGAATTTAGTAGGCGGTGGTGCTACTTTTAATGGTATCTACGCCAGTTCCCAAGGACAGGGAACGGCTACGATTACCCACTTTGCCAATTCGACTGCAAATAAGACATATCGG